TATGTTTTTTTAGGGGGATATAACCCCCTTTTTTTATGGTTGAGCGCCTTGGTTGGCACCCAGTCTAGATAGCACACCACTTACAGCAGGCTCAAGATTTCTAATCACCTGTGGGCGCTCTGTAGCCACTTTAGTCATGGCCTTCATCATTGGCTCGTTGTACATCAGTGCAGATCCAATAAGTGGTGCAAAGCCTGTTTTAAGGTGTCCTGCGCCCTCTGCTAAGCCTTTGAGAGATAGCATCGCCGCAAGCCTATCCGCTGTACCGCTGTTGGGTACTGTACTGCCTAAGACATCGGACGCCGCCTGGCTCTCAGGTAGCATTAATCCTTTACCGCTTGCCGTAGCTTTCTTGCCTGCAACTTGTTGGACAGCAGATTTGAACTGATCAGGCGTAAACACTCCCTCATCAGCGCCCCGTCTAGACGCCGCCACCTCAAGTGGTTGGAACTCTCTAAACGCCTTGTGAGCGTTTTCTAGCTGTTTAGCCATACCAGGGTTCTGACGCTTTAATTCATCTCGTAAACCCGTTAAAACAGTCTTGTAGGCGTGTCCTAGACCGTCCATGCCTTGGCTAAAGAAATCATTAGCCTTGTTGCTGAGATACTTCTCAACCTCTCGGTACTGCTCACCGTTCATTACGCCTTCGTTTTGGATATGGCCTGTGACGTTGGTTGCTATATCGTTAGCCATTGACTTTTGTTGACCAGGCACGAGCTTAGACATAGCCGAGTCAGCCAAGTTACTCAAGTGCTCAGATGTATTCATACCAGTTTTATGATTGAACGCATCAGCAAATCTAGCATTACCTAAGAACCCGTCATAAGCATTACTGATCTTTTGACCAATAGCCTCAATCATCTTATTACCAACTGGCGCATCTTTTGTAAGAGTTAGGCCAAGATTTGACAACACTTTATTGCCCACAGCTTTGTTAAAGTCCTCAAACGATGTCTTAAGCCCACTACCAATAACAGATCCTGCAATCGGTAAACTGGTGAGCTTTTTCTCAAAGTTTTGTATGCCTTGACCAATCATTGGGAACTGACTAGCCAACTGACCAGGTGTGAACTTGGTCATACCCATGTCTTTGAGTTGCTGAAGTCTGGCAGATACTTGTGGATTGGTCAGCATTTGACCTACCTTACCGCCTGCAACACCCAGAGCGGTAGATTCACCCAAATCAGCAATCTTCTCGCCAAGGATGTCCATGTAGCTCTTGTTGGCTGTATCTGTAACCTGTCCACCCAAGCCTTGAACAGCAGAAGGAGCAAGGAATTTAAGTGAAGGATATTTTGCAATCGCACTAGCAAGCTGTGGGATTTTGGCTCCCAAAGTCTCAGGAATAGCCAGAGAAGGAGCAATCTCACCCACCGTTTCTGCCGCAGATGCAGGATTAACTCCAAGAGTTGTCGGCACACTACTCTTAGCGTATTGGGCATTCTTTTCTAATGCTTCCATTGGGCTTCGGATGTTTGCCCACTCAAGTGCTCCTGCAATTGGTTTTAAGACCCCTTGTAGCCCCGCAAGACCAGAAAGAATACCTGTACTAGCACCAGAGGTCGGATAGAACCTGTGGCCTGATTCCTCCTTAAACCGTGGGAAGTCATCCATCTTAACCTTTTCAGGCTCCTCGGTCTTGGTTTGCATAGATCTTAAATAAGCATCAGGATCAAACCCTTCCTTTGGTGCGCTTTTGGGTTGGATACTGGCAAGATATGCATCAGGATTAAATTCAGCCATTATTTAACTCCATTAGCTTGAAGGATAGCTTTTGATCTTGGATCGTTCGGATTTGCTTTTGCCCAATCAATCGCTTCAGAATGTATATCAGTCGAACTTGCTTGTGGCTTTGGTGCTTGAATAGGAGCGTATTGTTTATTAGCCCTGTCTCTAGCCTGGTTCATTGATTTAACAATCGTATCTAAAGTCGTATCAAAAGCTTCCTTAGACATTGATGGATTGAGAGATCCATAAAGATTCATAATCTTTTTGCCCTCAGCATCAGACAACGAGCCCATACCTTTCATGTTTTGAATAGCAGAAGAGAACACGCTAGACTTTAGCCCTTCCATTTGGTTGATAAAGTCATGCTGATTAGTACCAGGAAGGATTTGCCTTGGATCGTATGCCTTTAATCCATTCATGCGACCAGGATGGGTTCTGATTGTATTGACAGCGTCAAGCGTATTTTGAGCGGTATCGTTTGCAAGAGATCTCTTGGCCTCCAAATCTTTATTTTTAGCATCAAGTGCTTGTTGATCTTTGTTCTCTTGTTCAGTTCTCTTCCACTGATTTTGATCTTTAGTCTCTTGAATACGAGACTGAGCAAAAGCGTTAGTTAATGCATGAGTTGCATTAGTTTGTGCAAGAGCAGTCGCCCTATCCATGTGCGATGTACTTGCTGTGAGCAATTGATTTGCCATCTTGTCAGCATCTTCGTCTTTGATAAGACCTGCTTTATAGCGATTAGCAAGAAGTACGGCCTGTTCTTTAAACGGTCCTTCCAAAGTAATAGCCAACGCATCAAAAGGCGTACCCTCAGCACCAGTAGTCGGTAATAACCCAATCTTACGAAGATCTAAAGCGCCTTTGGCTGTCTCAAGCAGTTCTTTAGGATCAAGACTATATAACTGAGCAGATGCCTGCCTGTTAAAGCCTGGTGTTCCATCGGGATTCTTAAATAAATTATCTCTAGCAACTTGTATTTGATTCTTACGAGTCTCTTCTGGAATCATTGCCAAATACTTTTGGTCACCAGTTACAGCACCTAAACGCTGTGCGACTTCAGGATTGAAAACATACTTCTCTACGCCTGTACTGTCTTTGGTGGTTGTGTATAAGCTTGGCAACAAAGCCTTTACATCAGCTTCTTTTTGAGCCGTGATTCTGCTTTGCAATAAACCAAGTCTAGCCTGAATCGTTGGTATTTTGTTTTTCTCTTGTTCAGCCTCATACTCGCCCATAGCGTTTGCGGCGTTACCCAAAGATTCACCAAAAGATCCAGTCTTTGTAGGCGCTAAAAATCCTGAAGCAATCTTAAACCAAGGCGTACCACCACCTTTTTGCTGAAGCAAAGCATCCAAGTCAGCCATCTGTTTGTCGTACATGGCCTGTTCTTTGGAATGTCCACCAATGCTTGATAGTGGAGAAGTAATATCAGTTGATTCTGATGTGCCAGATAAGGGTGTTTCTAATGCCATAATTTATTCCTTAACAAGACCAACCTGCATTAGGGCAATAACTAGAATTATTACCATAATAATTTTGTGCTGTTGTAGCGGCGGCGCCAGTATCAGGTGTTGGTGTTGCTTCAACTCCTGACGTATTGCTACCACTTATCCATTGACCAGTCGGACTATATTGAGAGCCGTCAGGTGCTGTGTAATTACCCGCAGGATTTAATATTGATCCTTTAGGTATATTTGGAGCGGCGGCACTGCCACCAAATAATGAACCCAAAGAAGAAATACCTTTGCATCCAAGAATGCCCTTGGCAAGAGATCCAAGGCCTCCAATTTGTGCAAGTGGCGATGTAGCGTATGCGCCAGGAATTGGAGCAGTCTTGATACAGCTTATAGCCGTTGGCATTGTGAAGCCTTTGAGTACGCAAGACTCTGCCTTCGCCACAGATAACGGGAAGAGTGACTGATTCTGAGCAATTGTGTACTGGCACTGACCAAGCGCCGCCAAGTTTTTAGCACAGTTAATGCCCAGATTAGACTGAACATTTGCCAAACAACCCAATAGCTTACCTGCATTGAGTTGATTAGCTGTCTGAGCTTTAGCTGTACAGATACCCTGTGTATAGCCTGATTTAAGCGCACAAGCCTGTTGACCAGTAATCGCTAGGTCAGCATTAGCCAAGACCTGTCCAAGCGCTCCTGCGCCCCTTTGTGAGCCAAATTGACCACTTCCTACAATACCTGCTGTAGTTTGGGGGGCTAGGTTCTGATTGATATTAGCTTGGCCTAGATTACCTATGGCATTGACCACACATTTGGTATAAGGGTTCATGTACCCTTGAGCCATCTGAGCTAGGCAAGATCCTGCAACTCCTGCGGCTGTACCCGTAGCGGCGTTTAGTGCAGGCTGATAGTTACCTGCATTTTGAGATGCTTGGTTAAAAGCTTGAGTCTGTAGCGATTGCGGTCCAATCGGCGTAGCTGAAGCACCCCCTGCCTGAGCCTGAGTAGCCAGGTTGTTCAGGTAATTCATGTAGAACCCAGGAGCGCTTGTAGCCGTCTTCTGAGTTGTGGTAATAGGCGCTAAAGCACCACCCTGTAAAACAGATCCAGACGTTGCTCCACTAGCCGAGCCCAGACAAGCAGGTGCGGGGTTTAAATTTGAGAGTGCCATTATTTACCTTCCATGTATGACAAAGGACTTTTAGCCTTCGGGGGAATTTTAGTTATAGATGCTGATCTTTTGTGCTCACGGATTTTCTCACGCATCTCATCAAGCTTCTTTGCGCCTTCTTTGTTCGATCCATTACCAAGGGCAGTAACCAAAGATGCAGGGAATACAAACTCCCCGTCAGCAATCATTGCATTGATATGCCCACCCGTTGAGTGACCTTCATAGTGCTTGTGTGGGTATTGGTTCATAAAGTGGTGAAGAGCGTCAGCCCCTGCCTTGTTAGAACCGTCTCCAAGCGCCGCAACAATATCAGCATCCATCACATAGTCCCCGTCTTTTAAAAGCGCAGGAATGTCGTCTGATTGGCCTGTGCCTCTACCTTGGGCGTAGTGGCCTGTATGACCTGTAATAAATTCAGGAACGTGAGCACCACCACCATCTTTAAATCCTACAACTCTGGACTCGCCAGGGAAGATATAACTTGTTGGTTGAGCAGATCCAGGCACCAAGTTAGGCGTTGTTGTAGCCCCTAAAACACCCGCATTTGGGTTGTATAGCTGATTTTGTTGGCTAGGTGTCAATCCACTAGACTGTAATGGTGATAAAAATAGACTTGGGCTTGGGTTAGAGCTTGAATACAAACCAGTACCAGTCAAAGGACTAGACGCAGGTTGTATGTAATTAGGCAACAAAGGTTGTGCAACAGGTGCAGAAGCTCCTGTAGTTACTGGCTTTTTAGTAACAGGCAAAGGTTGCAATATTTTATTAATACCCTGCTGAATAGCAGTTCTCTTTAATTGATCAGTGATATTAAAGTTAGAAGGGGCAGAGCCTGGAACCGTTGCATCTGCGCCTGTAGCCGTTGTGTATTGACATAATGCCCCGTTGAGCATATTTGCAGGACCAGTCGTTGCAGACAATGGACTTGTAGGCGTGGTGGGCGTCTCTGTAGTAGGAGGAGTTTCTGAAGTTGGGGGTAGTTCGCTAGTAGCCGTAGGAGTTGGAGTAGGAGTTTCTGTTGGAGGAGGAGCATCAGCAGATACAGTTGAAGCATCTACAGTTGCCGCCGCACCTCCCGCAGTTGCCACATCACCACCAACAACACCAGTATTGAAGGCCGCAGTTTGAGCCGCCTCAGCCGCCGCCGCATCTGCTGTAGCACCTATAGCCGCATCAGCAACAGCAGGCGCCGCTACATCTGCCGCCGCAACTAAGACCTCTGGACCGTAGAGACGGATTTTTCTATCCCCAACGTGCTTAAATGCATCAGGATGGTAATCAGGTATGTCAAGTAAATGTTTCATATTCTAGTAATCATCCATTCAAATCCAGGTCTATCAGAGGGAACTGGGTTCTCACCCAACATTCTCATTAACTTGATCAGTCCATCCGATGTGTAGTTAATATATGCAACGTGCAGATCAGAACCACGCAACTGCTGAATAAAAAACTTAGCTGAGTGAGCCAAAGACAGTGGGCTGTCAACTGTAAATAAAAATATCTCACAAGCCCCGTTACCTAACAACTTAGCTATTAAAACAGACTGACCCTTATGGAAGGAGAGCATAGTGTGATTAGCCAAGCCTTTGGCAATCGTATCCAGAGCCACTTTTGGATCAATGTTGTGTCTGACTGCCGAAGCCGTTATTACTTGTGATGGTTTCATATTAATAAACACTCTGTTGATTCTGTGATATGGACATAATTCCTACCACTTGTTTTGCCCACTCTCGCCAGTCGTCATACCCTCTTGGATCAGGTACACCGCTTTGAACAAAATATCCAATACCCTGCATACCCTTAGCCCAGTCTTGCCACTTATCCTCTGGCACAGTCCCCAACTGGTTAGACGCAAACTGTTGAGCCATTTGAGCACACCAGTAGTCCCAAGTCATGCCACGAGGATCGTAGGTTGTTGACATTATGGGTTACCCGTTGAGCGCTCATCGCCCATATCAACGCTCATAATGCAATTACCCAACTGATAATCGCCACCAAAAGTGTTGCTACCTATCCTGAGTCTCATCTCACGCCTTTGCTCTTTCATGTCCACTTTAAGCGTTGAAGGGGTGAAATAGTAAGGAGTTGAAGGATTGTCAACATCATCCGCATAACCCTTACCCGTCACAATGAGTGACATTTGACCCGATTGTACAAAGTCTGGTTCAAACCGCTCCAGTCTAATCCACTTGTTGTCGTTGATCAGTTGCTGTTGGCCTAATCCACCACCTACCCATCCAAGTGAGTTGGTTTCAAAGTAAGAGTTAATAGCGTCCACTTGCGTTAAATAAACCTGATCTTTACCCGTCTCGTGTTGCCAGAGCAAGTAAAACTGATTCATGGTCACAGTAATTGTGAGCCCAGTACCCGTAGAAGGAGATCGAGCCGTTGTGGACAAAGTACCTGATAAAACGCTTGCGTATGAGCCACCGCTTTGAATACTGAGCCCAGTTACCGCACTACCTGAGATGGTCGTCACGCTAAATATTGCAGGGTTACCAGAACCACCGTTTAGGACAACCACATCACCAACAGCGTAGTTACTGCCACCACTAACCACTGAATATGCCGTTACCTGGTATCCAGAGGGCGTATTGCCTGCAAAGATAGGGTAAGGGAAAACCTCAGAGAACACGCCTGCGGATCTTTGAGCCCCCATAGCCTGACCTGCGTCATACCAGGTCTGCTCTCTCACGTTATAAATGATTGCGTCTGTACACTCGGTTGCTGTACCTTTTGGATAGAACCACCAGATCTCACCCCAACGGGTAATCTTGGTTGCCCAGACCTTTTGCCTTTGAGCAAAGTTGACGTTATCAAAGAAGTAATTCAGGTTAACTGAGTTAGCAATCTCTTGGACTACACCGTTGTAGGCAAAGAACCGATCCACGCCCACCCAGTAATAAATACCGTCATACTCAACCACAGAGTTGGAGGACATGATGGTGGTTGCTGTGGAGATAATATCGTAGCGCCAGTACAGCGTAGAAGTGCCCACAGTCTGCGGAGAATACGTTACCCTGGTCAACTGATCCAAAGACCAGAAAAGCCCCGCAGGAGACGTTGTACCGCCCCGTAGAGGCATTCCCTTGACAACTTTGGTTCCTGATACGTTGTTGGCGTTGGAGTCGCTCGATACCCAGTTGGTGAAGTCACCTGCCGCACAGTTTTGAATCAGGCCGTTATTACCGTAAACAAACAGATAAGGATAGAGCATACAAGCCCCACCGCTTACAGATATGTTGTTGCTAAAGGTAAAAGTAACAGCTGATGAGCCTGTAATTGCATTGTTTACCGTTACCGTTGTGGTTCCAGAGGCCACAGTCACAGCAGTCACCACAGTACTCGACGCTACTCCAGTACCAGTCACAGACTGATTAACGCCAATCTTGTAGTTACTCGAAGATATAACAATCGTATAAGCGTTAGGTGTTCCAGGCGTACCAGTAGCCGTAAAAACACCAACCTGGCTAAGCGCTGAATAAGGAAAAGTACCCGCTAAAACAGGCGTATTGACCGTGCTGTCAATGTTGGATAAGTTTTGACCAGGGTGAGCTATCAGGTTTAAAACACCCGTACCGTTGGGATCGTAACCTAGGTCAAACTGCCATAAATTGTTGGAGTTGGAGGTAAAGTTGTTGAGCGTGATTGCTGTGGGTCCAAATCCAACACCACCCGTATTACCTGTTTGCCACCCGTTAAGGGATGAGCTATCTCCTGAATAAACGTAGTTAATACCGTTTTGAGACTGCATTACCATCCCACGAGAGATGTTGGGTGCGTTTAAAAATATTGCGTTGTAGCCCCCCATTTTTCTTGGGCGACCACGTTGAAATCTGACCCATTGACCATCTACATAAGAAGGTGAGGCGAACTGCGTCCCGTCTCGCTGTATACCAGGAGAAACGCTGAGGAGCGCAACCTTTAAGGTCAAAATGCACCCCCGACCAATCCCGCAGTAAGTTGCCAACCCGATGAATTAGCAACTCCAATACTTGTACCACCAGAAGTAAATCCAATCTGGTTACTAGAGGCCAAATACAAACCTGTAGTCGTATTTCCCAGAAAGTTAATGGATGGGGCGCTTGCACTACCTACAGCAAACGTAATCGAACTGGCTGTCGTAAAGGCCAAGCTATTGGCGTTGTAGACGTTCTTACCATCAGAGATCAACATCACAGTAGTATTTGGGCTAACTACCGCTGTAGCCCCACCTGATACGCCTGTGGATATGGTTAATGTATAAGACCCAGTCGTGTTGTTACTAATCGCATAAAGCTGAACCGTTGCAGGCACATAAACAGTCGTATTACCGTTTAAAACACCCGTATAGTTCTGAATCGTATTGGATGCCTGAGCAGAAGACAGGGTATATGTATAAGGTGTGGATAACCCTGATAACGATAGAGCAAGCTGTGTATAAGCAAAGCTGTTAGATCTACCGTATGCAAAAGTATTAAATCCTGTGGATCCGTTAGAAACAATAACCAAAGACTCGGTCAACTGTAACTGTTGATTAGAGTTACTGTCAATCGTGTCTGATCCAACTGGGGATATGGTCAAAATACCTGTGCCGTTGTTCTTGATAACAGCAAACCAGTTATTTCCGACCGTTGAAGCGCTTGGCAGGGTAATTGTTCCAACACCTGCTGACCAGACGTAAAAGCTTGCCCTGCTGTTGGCGTTTAGCGTAGATCCGCTGTAAAGGTTGGTGACGGGATAGGCTGTGTTTAAAGTGCTTCCAATAGCCGTTAAACCGTACCCTGCAAGCGTTGAAGCACTGGCTGAGGACGTACCCACACCCATCGCAATATTGCCCCATGTACCCGCATTTGTGGTGTTGTTGGTGACGTAGATGTAATAAGTGTTAACCGTTGCAGTAGTCGGCGCAACAGGAATACTGATAATCGTATTACCTGAGTAATCGGTTACCGTAAAAGAAAACTGTCCAGAAGTACCGACGTTACGGATAATAACTGCCTGACCCACAGATACCTGAGTAGCAGGTGGCATGGCAATGATCTGGCCTGTAGTCGTCGCCGTAATCTCCATGATGTTGGCGGCTACGTTTGTAGAACTGGTGCCGTTAATAGGCCAGTTTAGGTAGGTGATAGCACCTGGTGAACCACTGACGGTTAACGACTCATATCCTACCTGTGAAGGGGAAATCGTCTGACCAGTAAATGGATTTGTGTATGCGGTCATGGTTAGCTGTCCTTAGCAATGGCTTGACGATCTCCCATACGCAAATCGTCTTCGGTTTTAAGTGATTGAAGGGCTTTGTTAAACATTTCCTGCCAAACAGGTACCCTGGTATCGTTCTTTAAGAATGGCATCATCTGTAGCAAAGTACCAAACAACATCGCATTTGGAGCGTTTTGGGTGAGCCAGTTAGTCTGATTAGTGCTCGACAAAGGCAAAATACGCTCATAAAAGAGCACTTCAAACTGATAAGCCTGGTCAGGCGTTGGAGCTAAGTACCAGTGGTCGTAATCGTAGTCAGCGTAGTAAACGGGAGCGGCTGTATTCGTGTTATTAGGCCAGTAAGCTGTTAAATATTCGTACTTACGCAGATAAATCGGTTGTTTGCTACCACTTGAATCTGTGTACTTCATAGACACAGTCTTTCTCCAACGTGCAGGCTTTGGAATGACTGGATTACTTGGAGTTAATGTACTTTGCGCTACATTAAGTTGACCTAACGTCTTGATTTCCTGAGCAATTTCAAATTCGCACAAAGAAATAGCTACGGGAACTTGATTAACGACAGCGGTATCACTCCTCTCCAAGTACTGATAAACAGCACTGACGAGGTTGTCATACGTCATTACCCAACTTGCAGTTGAGGTTATGGATGAAATGGTCATTAGTCCCCCTAATATACGCTTATTTTAGATAGTATCGGGGGAAAAGTCACCCCAGTACTTGCTCGGTTTGGCGCATCACCGCTATTCTTTGCTCAGCACCGAACAATCCACCATTAATTACTTTAGTGAGTCCGTTGTAGTCCTTGGCATCTGCCAGTCGGTTACACCCGTGAGTTGACCAGAACCACCCACCGATAGGCGCCGCCCACTTAGGCGTCCTTGCCAGATCTGGATTAGCCACCAAATCAATACCCAAGGCTTGACCTGCGTGCCAAAAGTTATCGTGGCCTGTGAGTTGGCAGATTGCTGAACCCCTAAACCTCCACCCGTCACCACTTGCCTCGTCTCGGTTGCCCATACGGTTGGCGTAGATGTGATTAGCAATTAACTCAGGCTTATGGGCATACTTCATCGCCTCATCCATTGAGGGGAAGCGCTTAGGCCACAGTTGCATCAGCGTCTCAGGACGGTAGTTCAGGTTCTCCTCTAGGCTCTTAAAGTGGTTAGATTCATAGCTAAACTGACCAATAAAGCAGGCTTGCTCTTCGTTTGAGTTAATGTTAAAGCGATGAAAGGTGTCGTTTAAGGGGTCTACCCATTCAGCACCAATGCCAAGGCGGTGAAGTTGGTCAGCATTAATCATTTCTTCGCCTTATTGAAAGAATCCCTTACTTCGTTGTACTTGGCAACGCAGGCGTTAAGGTCTTTGATGGCTGAGTCCCCGTCTGTTGTGATGGCGACAATATCTTTAATAGCCTGTCTGTCAGATTCGCCTGCCTTGTCTCTATCTCCAGAGGCGGTATCTGTGGGGGTGTGTACGGGACAACTGGTCGGGAGGCGCAACTCACCAGAGTCAACACGAGAATTAATACTGTATTGTTTCGATTGAATATCATCTTTGGCTTTCTTAAGTTGTAAATTGATCTGGCTAAACTTTTGAGCTACCTGTTGTTCCTTTACTCTGGCCTCATCGTTTAACCTGGCAATCTCTACCTCATCCTCCAGAACTCTGGCTTGATAGCCTGCATGGTGCTCGTATCCACCAACACCAACAATAAACACAAATAGCGCAAAAGATACATAAGGATTGGTTAAATTAAACACGAGTACTCTCCCTGGCCTGAGCCGTTCTCATGCGTTCTTCATCCCCTTCTAGGGTAGGTGGTCCACTTGGGTGAGGAGGAGGCGTCCAAGAGCCTCCAGAACCGCCTCCAGAGGACACAAAAGAGATCTCCTTGACTGGAGGTGCTACGTAGGCATCTTTGCCTGCCTTGACGTTATTCATCATGGCTGTGGCCTCGTTAGTCAGACCCTTGGTCATAATCCCGCCAATACCGCCTACGATAAGCAAGACGATGTCGTTCAGCATCTTGGTAAAGGCTTGGTCAATAGGAGCCATAGCCTTAATTGGCTGAGATACAAACATCACGCTGTAAATTAAGGTAACTACTATGAAAAATAGTATCAGCGTCACCACAACGATAACAAAAGACCTTGTACGAGCCTCTATCTCATCGGCAGTTAGTCGTGGGCTGTTGTTGGGGGTTAGCAGGAGTAGCAGGATTTCCTTCAATTTTCTTCTCCAATACAGGGGCAACTAAATATTCTGGGCAGTCTTGAGTGAACTCACAACGAGGATGCTGACACTGAGGCGCACCAAAGTTATCAGGGTCTTGACAAAAATAGCGGTACTGATCGTGGCACCCCGCTAACAAGAAAATCAATAAAACGCATCTTTTCATTCACTTTTTTCCTTTTGCAGTTCCAACTCTTTCTTGAGCTTTTCAATCCGCTTGATGTTGGACTCCATGATGATTCTGTCTTGATGAATCTCCATGTACAAAAACCCAAGCACTGGCAAAACTAGAACGAACAAAAACGCCAACACAATAATGATGATCACATACTGCCATGACTCACTCGATTTATTGCCCACATCAGACCCACGAAGTATGTTGCCACAAATGCCACCGCTATCGCTGAAGCTGTCCTGAACCAGATCTTGTCCTCAAACTCCCTTTGCTCAGCCTCTAGTTGACGCCTTTTCCTGAACTGCGCCTGCCTAGCAAGTGCCTGCTCATTCTCTATTGTGCCTAGCATCTTGTTGACTCGTGTATACAAATCTTTTAATTCTGGGGGTACGTGGTACACCATATACTCCCTTAGTTCTACACTCATCTCTTCCATCCTGGTCATCGCTAGGACACGGTTGATGGCTTTCTCCGCTTGATCTCCTGTTGGGTCATACACCGTCTTGGACAACTCCTCCTCTTCAGCAATGTGATTCTTTAAGGCGTTGTACGCTTTAAAAAAGGCAGTTAGGTTCTTTCCAATCTCTGAATAAATCGCTGTTGGATCAAACTCTTCTGCCTTTTTCTTTTGCTTAGCAGGCTTTAGGTCTTGAATTGTTCGTTCTTGCTTTGCAGGAGCAAACAAATTCTTGAGAAAACCAAATATGCCTGTGACTTCTTTGCCAATCGCCTTGACCTCGTTAGCTGTCTTGACAACGTCTTTAACCAAGGCCTGTCCCTCTCGGAACATCTCACATCCTTGCTTAATTGCTTTGAATGCAACATTTGCGGCGGCGATGAGGGTGAAGGGGTCAATTTCTAAATCCCAAAGATCTTCTTGATGAACTCTGCGGCGACGCCTGGACCAATCAGAACACAGAGCATAACCCCGTAGAGCAAGTACTCTATCTTGGTCATGCGTTTCTCACCAATAGACAATGAGTCATGGATGGCCTTGTACCGCTCAGCACAGATAGCCTCATGTACCGCTAGTCTTTTGTCGATCTCTGCGTCCATCAGTCAAAACCTCTTAGTGTTTTAGCCAAGTTCTTCTGGCGTTTGGTTTTGGTTGAATCGTTGGGCTTGATCGCCAATTTCGCTTTGGGGATGTTTTTACCTTCGGCAACTTTGAGTTTTGCTCTGAGCGATCCTGGACTTTTGATTGCATTTTGTATCCATTTTTCAGCCATGATTATTTACCTACTGGTTGGCAAGTAAACGCTTCAGGTGCAACCGTAGCAATAACTGATGACTCTGCTGTCGTCAGAACTTCTACAGTTGGCTCTACAGTAGATACCGTCTCTTCTACAGGCTCATCCTCGGTATCTGCAACAGGTACGGCAGTATCCACAGGAGTAGGATCAACAACCACGGGATCAGGTGTGCTAGGTGTTTCATTATCAGGAATAAGTGGCATGGGTGTTGTTTCTACACCAACTGGGTCTGGTTTGGGTCCTGGAACCGCATCTGTAGGAGGAGTAAAGCGTTTCTCAAGAAACTCCATAAACCTATGGATCTCATCCATAGCTTCGGATTCAAAGTCTTTTAGATGGTGTTCACGGATGTCTTTGAGAAACTGCATATGTACCTCTTAGTTTACGGTTGGTGCGTCAGCAGGAGCTTCAGCAGGAGCGGGGAGTTGAGCTTGGAGTTGTCCGATAATCTTTTGTGTCAAAGGCCAAGCATTAGAACTGGTAGGCAGTTGACCTAAAACATTAATAATGTCTTTGATCTCGCCTTCAAATAATTCAAGTTTTAAAGTATCCATGTGTCATCCTATTTATTGTCCGTCAAAGGGGCGGTGACGGTTTCCGCTTCAATCGTTATTGTAGAAGTGCTTCGGTCTAGTTTCATAACCCCGTAGCACACCATACTCCAATCCTCTCCAGTCTTCTCGCCCTTGCAAGGTACATTGATCTCTACGTTCTTACAGATGTATTCCTGAGTACCCTCAAACACCCTCCAAACGTGATCTACCGTCCCCCGACCTGGCATCCCTCTGGACTTGTTAAACCGTACTAGATACCTCATACAATCACTGGCGCTTGCTGTTGCACCCCAATGTTAAAGTGTATGAACTTCAGCGGTTCAGAGCCCCCGTGTCTGGTAAAACTGTGCGGTACCCAAGCATTTGTAAAGAAAATCGTCCCTTTCTTTACTGGAAACATCAGCTTATGCGTCGCATAACTTACCAAGTTTGGATCAGCCTCTGGCAACTGAGTAAGTATCTTCCCTTGCCTTTCATCATCAATCACAATACTGGACGCATTCTCAGGCTCATTGAGGAAGTAAAACCCAACAATGTGGCTACCCTCCCCGTGAACATGATCATCCATCCCTGAGAACTTGTAGTGTTGTTGTCCCCACATAGACTGGAAATAAGTCACCTTATCATCCATCTTGTACCCCTGAGAACTCAAAATGTTCCAGGCTGTGGAGCTTATGTACCCTGCAAGATCTCTTATCCTCTCATCCATGAATAAGTTGTCTGTCATCTTGACTGGATACAACTCATTCATTTGCGCTGTATTTTTGGCTATCGCCTCATCAAATACCGTTAGCGCACTGTCCAAATACTCTGGCTTCGATATGCTGTATACCGCTGTCGCAAAGTACACAGCCATTTCCAAATTATCCATACCGCTCTCCTATTTGTTATAGGATCAAGTGTACATTAACTTGGAGTTTCTATAACCCTCAGCAACACCACAACCACAGATATAACAATACCCACAAACATCTGGTGGATAGGGGTTAAAGGAAACTCCATCACGAAGCCCTGCAATACTGAGAGTATGGCAATTACCAAAGCCCATTGAACCTGCTTTGATTTTAAGGTTGTGATGAGTGTGTTCATGCTTGCACCCAAGGTAGTGGTTGTGTTACTGGGCTTATTGGTGGATTTTCGATGCTGTTAATTTGTCCTTGCACATTAGCTTCATAGTTAGATATACCTGTTGCGCCCAAAGATGCCTGTACCCATCCAATGACTGTAGCTTGAGTGAGTTGTGCATAGGGAACAAAGCCTGGGGTAGCCTCTGTTACAGGATACTGAGTGTTACCTTGGATACTAGCGGTTTGTGTTCCGTCAGTGCCGATAAGCTCCCAGTTTACGTTAACAACATACCCTGCGTTTGTACCGCTAGGCCATTGTTGCATTGAATTTACTGTCCATACCCATGAATTTACTTGTGCCATGATTTTCTTTTTATGATTTAGGTGTTAATGCCGCTACTTGAGATTGTAGGGTTGTTACTTGGGCAGAGAGTTCTTTAATAGCTTGAGCCAAAATTGAAATTAAATTTCCTTCTGCAATTCCTAAAAATTCTTCTGTTACTTTTGGTTGAATAACTTTACCAGTATTGTCAACAATTTCTTGTTGAACAACATATTCATTTGTCTTAACAATGCTATTAAGAAATGGTTTATCAGCTAATGCTTGTTGTACTTCTTGAGCAATGAAACCAACAGTAGGAGTTGATAAATCAAAATTATGTACATCATGTTTCATCCAATTAAATGAAACTGGTCTTAATGCACAAACCATGCTTAAAGCATCAGTAATGTTTTGTACATTTGTTTTATATCTACCATCAGATGTAGCAATGGTGTTTGATGTTGCAAAAATTTGGCTATTTACTTGTAATTTATAAGCTCCATTTGAGCTTGTATAACCAATTAAGAAATAACCACCACCTGATTCAAAACGTGCCACCTCTGAGAGAGTTCCCACAGCAGTTCCTGCAGGTGAGGTGTAAAACCTCATGGAAGTTTGCCAAGATGGTGTATTAAAGGCACTATCTATTGCAAATTGAATTTTTCCTGAATTGTAATTACCACCAAATCCATATGAATAACCTTGAGCAAGCAAACTTACTGAGCCAGTATAACCAGTTGAATAATTGTTGTAGTTATTAGTTAAAACAATTGGAGTTGTATCAAGTGCAGATGAATTAACAACATTAAATAAAGAACCATTCCAAGTTAGATTTCCACTTGTAGCCAAAGCACTTGTGCTAGAGGCATAAACAATTCCATTAGAAGTAAAAGTAGTTAATCCTGTGCCACCATTTGTGGTTGCCAAAGTTCCTGCAAGAGTAATCGCTCCGCTTGTTGCGGATGAAGGTGTAAGACCAGTTGTTCCTGCACTGAATGTAGTAACCGCAACGCCTGACAATGTTGACCATTGTGGTGCTGAACCAGTTGATGTAAGAATTTGACCGTTTGTACCAATACCCAGTTTGGATAATGCTGTGCCAGACGCATAGTAGGGCAAGTCACCTGCGGTGTACGATGAAAGACCAGTGCCACCGTTTGAAGTAACCAAAGTTCCTGCAACAGTCACAGCACCTGTGGTCGCAGTGTTGGGGGTCAGACCAGTTGTGCCAAAACTGATCGAGGACACATTGATATTGCCTGCTTTAGAGGCCAACACCTGCACATTACCAGAGTTGTCTTTGTAAAACAACTTACCATCATAATAATTAATAGCAAGCTCAGCACCTGTAGAACCGCTTGTCAGATTTGCGGCTGAAGGTGTGTTACCAGTGGTTCCACTGGCGTAGATCAAAATAGGCGTGTATCCACTCTGCGACATATTAAATCCTTTGCTCTATTGTATCTTTAAACATTAAAATCCTCCACCCGCAACAGCGCCCCATACTGGAGTTGCAGACGAACCGCCTGAAATCATTACTTGACCCGCTGTTCCAAAATTAGTTGTTCCTGAGCCTGTTCCTGCCGCTAAGTTGGTGTTGAGTCCAATAGCACCAGATGAGTTAATAACGTGCGCTGATTGACCTGTTGAACCCCAAGCAAAATAAAGCTTCTTACCGTTTCCAGAACCGACTGTAATATCGCCATCATGTCCTGAGAAGTAAATACCATTATTGATACTGTAGAAGTCAGCGGGAACTCCTGCCCCTGTGTAAACAGAGGAATTCATACCAAATTCACCGTAATAAGATGAATCAGTACCTAGATCATTGCTTAAAACGTAATTAGTTGATGCTCCTGCTGTTCCGCTTGTATTTTGTAAAACAGCTTGTAAATAGCTACCTGAAACAGATGTACCTGATGCAAAACTAGAATTTGATGCGTTAAAAGTTAATGCAGGTGTTGTACTCGTTGAACTGGTAGCCCCAATAGTCGGCGCATTAAAAGCAGAATTACTTGTGTTGTAATTTAACGCTGAATTAGAGCTAAAGGCTCCTGTTCCATTACCGTAAGGGATGTATCCTGCCGTTAAAGTATTGATTCCCGTACCGCCGTTAGCAACTGGCAAAATTCCAGTCACACCCGTAGTCAGAGGCAGTCCAGTCGCATTTGTCAGCGTCACCGATGTAGGTGTACCCAAAATTGGCGTCACAAAGGTAGGACTTGTAGTCAGCGCTACGTTTCCAGATCCACTTGTGCTGTAACTTGTTCCCCAGGCAGATCCAGTACTCAGCGGAATACCTGCCCCTGGATAAATCATTGAGCTACCGCTACTCGCCGATGTGATCTGACCCTGAGCGTTTACAGTAATGTTGGCGCTTGTATAAGATCCTGCCGTAACAGCCGTATTGGATATAGCAATCGTTACTGCTGAAGATCCGTTATAGCTAGAGCCTGATAATCCAGTACCAATTGTCAAAGCGTTTGGTGCTACAGAAGTAATGGTTCCAGATCCACCAAGGCTAATAGCCACCCCATTCACCGTCACCGCACTATTATTCAGTGCTGAGTTGGGTAAGGCTGTAATCGTGTTTGTTGCACCACTGATTGACTTATTGGTCAGCGTTTGTGTGCCAGTCAGCGATACACCGTCCGATATACCGTACCCTGCCAAAGTCGTTGGCGTACCCGTAATAGATGAGAAAGCAGGCGTAATTGTGATTGTAGAAGCCGCTGTAAGCTGTCCCTGAGCGTTAACCGTGATGACTGGCGCCGCTGTTGCTGTACCGTATGTACCCGCCGTAACCGCTGTATTGGCGATAGAAATAGTACCCGTAGAGGTAATCGTACCCCCGTTTAGGCCTGTTCCCGCTGTAATAGATGTAACACCACTATTAAGGGCGATAGATCCCCAGTTGTTGTTACCATAAGCCTCAAAATTACCCGTATCCGTGTTGTATCGGATCATGCCGTTAGTAGGCGTAGGTCTAGCCGATGTACCGCCATAAGGTAGCGTAATCGCCCCAGTTCCAGGCATCACCGCATTAGAAGATAGGCCAACTACTGGTGCTGTTGTACCGTTTGACACTGTAATCTGGTTGCTTGTACCAGACACAGATGTGGGCGTGAGCGTTGTCCCACTAATCGCAAGCAATCCTGTACCACTTGTGGATGCCAGGTTAGCCATAATCCCCGTTAAAGAGATCGTCGGATTACCTGTAGTTCCATCAGCGTTAGAGATGGCTAAACCCGCTCCAGTCACCGCTAAAGTAACGCCAGACATGGTATTTGTACCTGTCTTGACCTGAATACCAGTAGATGTACTGAGAAGCGCTAAAGGGGCTCCAGTGAGCGCCAAAGTGTAAGGAGCACCTGCTCCACCATCCGTACCAATTAAACCGCTTCCTGCCCCTATATAACGTGAATTAGCTAGGGTTGATGTTTGGTTTGTAGCCGTTAAGAATGTTTGGGTAAGCGTAGGTGAACTGGCAATCTGACCCACAGTTGTTTGAGAGGTCACACCATTTTGTACGATAGGCACAATCTCTGAGCCAGTCAGAGTCGATGCGGTAGGTAACTGTGATATTTGTACTTGTGCCATTATGAACCTATAACAATTTCGTCTTCATCAC